TGCCGTCCTTAGTTTCTTCTACCAAGTATTCAGCACTTGAACATTCTTCTGAAATTAATTTCATACTGTTCTCTCTCTCTATCTTTTGTTATATACTATTTATACAAACTTATAACTTAAATGTTACAAATTTTATCTAAATTCTACTAAAATAGTATAATTATCACCAGAAACAAAGTTTCTAGTTGTTAATAAAATATCTCCAGTTGGTATAGTAGCATTATTTACAATGCCATCACCAAAACTTCTTAAATCCCAATGACCTTGACCGTTAAGCATTACCATTGTGGAATTAGTTGTTCCTCCCCATAATAACTCAACACCAGCGTTACTGTTTGTTGTGTTAATAGAATACCATATTCTCGCAAGTACTTTAGTACCATCTTCTGTCATTGCATTAGTATTTGAAGCGCCAATCTTCGTAACTAATGATTCGCCAGTGCCGTCTGATATGTTAGTCATCTTACTAACATGTTTGACACCTGCTATATCAGCAATTGTTTGTACCAATATTATATCTGCCATAATTTAACTCCTATTAACTATTTTCACCCATTCCTTCTTTTTGCAATATTAATAATGCAAAACCTGAAGAAGCGTTACTTGTTGTTCCTATTATATCTCCACCTGTTACAGTGGTATTAGTTGCCGTATTTTTTATTACAGCACCATAATAATGTCCAGAGCCACATAAATTTATTGCTAAAATATCTGTATCTCCTTGAAATTCTAATTTAACTTCTCCTAAACCAACACCATATTTAATATCTGTAATATGAAGTTTAGCGCCGTTTGCATGACCACTCAATCCTGAACCATCAACGGCAGTCGCTGTAGCAGCGGCGTCGGCATTCCAAGTGAGTAATACTTTGGCGTGTGTTTTAGTGTCTGATAAAATCTTAGTTGTTATTGCCATAGTTCCTTTACACCTCTAGTTTTAATTGTTCTCTTACTTCTAATTCTATGTAATCTAACAATTGTTCTTTTTTTATATCGTGTTTCAAAATAGTTTTCTTAACACAATCCTCTATACTGTCGCAAAAGTCATGACCTTCATCATAACCTTCACTATCTTTTTCGCAGTCTAACATCTCATAAAACTCATTAACTGCCTTTTTCATTTTAGGCGTTAATGATAAGTAAGTACTTGATTCACTTACATTGTAGTCTTCAAATATATTACTTGTTTTCATCTGATGTTAAATCTATATCTACTGAACCATCTTTAGCAGATGATACTGAACCATCTTGTTCAAAAGTTCCTGGGTCAGCGACCTCTGGTTTAGGGTCACTAAAAGTTTCAGCTTCTGGTATTGCAGTTTGTTGTGTAAACATCTGACTTGCCATTTCTTTTCTTTTAGCGTCTAATCCACTAGCAACTTTAGCTCTTAATGCAGTTTTAAATGCTTCACCAGCATTTGCACTATCGCCTGTTGCAAGTTGGTCAATAAAAGTTTTTACTTCTTCTGTCATAATATCCTCCTATTCTAATGGAGTATCATCATCTATATCTGCCTGAGCAAACGGAGATGAAATAATACCATCATCAATTTCTTGTTTAATTTGTTTATCCATATCAGCAATTTCTGATTCAGATTGTTTAAGCACATTCTTTCTCATATATTCTACTGAGAAATATTTACCTACCATGTCTCTCATTTCATTTACTAATGCGATTCTATCTCTCATCATTTCACTTTGTTTTAATTCAGCAAAATGACCATCTTGTAAAAAGTCATATTGTAAGTTATGAGAAATTGTGTGCCAGTCATCTTCAGAAATAACTTTCTTCAAAATTAACTGTGTTTTTAATAAGTCATTAAACAGTTCTGTAAATTTCTTTCTTAATCTTTGAACAAACTTAGTGAATTTTAATTCATCTCTAGTTATTTCACTAGCACGGCCTAAGTTAAATCCTTGTGAAGATTCTAATCTACTTACAGGAACATTTAATGAGCGATACAGTTTCTTTTGAAAATACTCGATATCAGCAATTTCACCTAAGTTTTGACCACCAGGTAATGTTGTAATATCGGTTCCTCTACCACCTTCTCTTGACGGTAACCAAAAATCTTCAAGCATAGACATATAGTTTCTATCATCTCTGATTTCACCAGTTGAAGCGTCATAGACAAGTTTATTACGATATCTTGCCATAACATCTCTTAGGTATTGTTCTGCCTTAACTTTCGGTAAGTTACCTACATCTATTTTAAATATTCTTCTTTCTGGAGCCCTTGCAATTCTGTAAATTACAACAGCGTCCTCTATCATTCTCAATTGATTGACAGGTTTAATTGCCTTATGTAAATAAGACATAACAATATTTTTTTGTTGGTCTACTAGACCAGAAGGGCAAAATGAGATTGTGTCAGGTGCGATTTTGATTCCACCGCCAGATGTTGTACCCGATACTCCCTTCTCGTTAAATAAGTAATACTCTACATACTCATCTATCATTTCTAAGTTTGCACTAGCACCTTCATGCCGTGTCTTTCTTACTTCTCTAATCTTTTTAATCTTTCTAGGGTCGATATATTTAAGTTCTGTAATGCCTGTTACAGGTGATTTTCTATCAATAATCTTTTGATAGTATATACGACCATCAACATACCATCTTCTAAAGATGTCATGTCCTTTTGTATTGAAATTCATGAGTTTCAAGATAATAGAAAATTCTTCTTCGATTTTTCTTTTAATATCTTTACCATAAGGTAAATGTTCTGTATTTACTCTTACAGGTTCTTTAAGTTCATTTGCAACAACAGCTTCGTTTACTATATCTTCCACAGCCATATCACATTCGGGATGTAAAGAAATTTCTCTATATCTACGAATTAAGTCTGCTTCAGATTTGGCAGTACCTTCCATGTCAAGGTACTGACCAAAGTAACCACCGGCGGCGACGGTTTGTGTTCCGTCATCCGCCTGGGCTGTTGTGAACGATTGTTTAGGGTCTTCAGTTTTTTTAACTCTCGTTATCTGAAATCCAAATAGTTCAGCCATAATTATATTCCTCTATTAATACTAGTACTATTATTTATACTAGTGTTAAGTAGTAGTATTTGTTTCAAAGTACTGATAATTAAATGTTACCTCAAAAGTCTCAATCTCATCATTAGTTCCATAACCTAATGCTATAGCACTAATAATCACAGGATGAGCACCTCTTAATGTATAACTTTTAATTGTTGCACCGTTTCTGTCAAGTTGGTCAACAAAAGCGTCTACTTGATAATCAGCAGGATTTGTTAATCCTTCATTATCAGTCATATTGTTGATACCATTTTGCCATCTTTCAAATGCATTTCTCAATTTAAAGTCTGTGTCATTTATTACAGTAATTGTCCAATCTGCAATTACCCTATCTCCAGCAATTTTAATATTTCTACCACGAAATGGTACAGATACACTACCTATAGTCATATCAGGTAAACTTGTTGCTTGACATAGATAAGATAATGTTTCGATTTCACCACCTACCTGAGCGTAACCAGGAAAAGGCATTACTACCTTAAACTGATTGGCACGAGCGCCGCCGCCTGATAGTTTAGCTTTAAAATCTGTTATACTTGCCATTTTTTAAATCTCCTTATCCTGCGACTTCATCAAATGCTACACCACTTCTGGTTGCAACAAATTGAAGTTTTATGAAATTGATTGAACGATTAGGTTTGACAAATATTTCTGCCACAAATTCGTTTCTATCAACAACATCGCCTGTGTTATTTGTATTATCACAAACTACTAAAAAGTCTGTAATACCCCTTCGCCCTTGCACTTCTCTCAAGAATGGTTCAACAATTGCTCTAAAGTTTGCTCTTGTAAATTCATCATTGAACTCAAAGAGTTGAAATTTAGAAGCAGTTGATATCGCCTTTTCTAATGTAATGAATAATCTTCTTACATTAATTCTATCAAAAGCACTTGGTGATGATAATGCTGTTTTATCTCCAAACAGAACAGTTCCTTGTCCTGGGAAAGTACAAACAGGATTAACTCGTTTCATATATAGTTCATCTCTTTGTGATTTAGATGGATTAAACGCAAGTTTAACAGCACCTCTTATATTCCCTCTGTTGAAACCAGCAGGTGAGAACCAAGCGTCTGCCACTAAGTCTGTTCTTGCAGATAGACCAGCAATATCTCCGTTCAAAGGAACGAATCTATAAACATCACTATATTTGTCATACATATATTTGTAACCACTATCAAAAACAGCATAAGATGATGAGCTTCTAGAAGAATAAAAATCTAGAACATTATCTTTTTGTGTTTCTGAGTTTGTTATATTTACTACATCTGCTCTTTCTGGTGAAATAAAAACAACAGCGTCTTTTCTATTTTCAGCAATTGTTACTAAGTTATCAGCATGAGCACCGGTGCCAGCACCAGCAATGATTAAACCAACATCTACTGTATCAGCGTCTTGGTATTTTTCATATGCAGTTTTCTTTTGTCCTACTGTAGACGCCGAACCATCATTACCACCAGATAGTGATTCTAATGTTGGTGTATTTACAGCAGTAAATGTTGTTCCAGCAGAAGCTGAACCCCAATTAGTTCCTGATGTGTTATGGTCCATCCAATATATATATTCAGATTTTGCATAAATTACATCTGGGTAATAATTGTTATCTCCTTGAGGAGATTTAGCATCAGACGCTTTTGATAATTTCTCAAAAGATTCTAAGACTGAACCAGGTACTCCTGTGATTTCTCCATCTTCGTCTACTACGACAACATGAATTTCATCTCCAGAGCCTGAACGGTCTGTAACATAAGGTGAAGTAGCTGGACCTGTTCCTACTGAATCGTAGAATCTCCATCTTCTTCTTACATTACCGCCATCTGTTAAAGTTGTTTGTAAACCACCACTTCCACTCTCTTTTTGTACGATAGTTAAATCGTGAGTAGAAATACCGGTTATTCTATATTGATGTCCATCATCATAGTCATTAGTTGCAGCTGTTGTTGAGAAAGATATAATATCTCCCACAGTTAAAGTAGAACCAGCAGTTACAGTTACAACAGTATCTCCGACAGCAGTTGAGCTATCATTGACTGTAGTTGCAGCTTCTGTTTCATACGCAGTTGCACTAGGACATGTTGACACCAATAGACTATTTCCCCACGCACCAGCAGTTCTACTAGCAAAAGTTCCGACAACGCCAGAACCATCAGCATAGTTATCTTGATAGTGTGTAGTATTCATAATCTGTATTCCACTTCCTGATGTAGAAGCGTTTACAAGATTAGTCTGTGCAGCTCGTACTACTCTTAATGAGTTAGAGTATTGTAAAAAGTTAGCAGCTGAAAAAAAGTCTTCAAAGTTACTTGAATCAGGTTTTCCAAATGTGTCTACTAAATCATTTTCACTAGATATACTTACTATTTCATCTAAAGGTCCTTTACGGAACATACCAGCAAAAGCGCCGATAGAAGTTGAAACAGCAGGAATAATCCTAGTTAAATCTCTCTCTTGTACGAGAACACCAGGTGATACTTGAAATGCCATAAGGTTATTCTCCGTTAATTTTCTATTAAATTAGTGACCACTATTGTATTATTCATACTCCATAGATAAAAATTTTCACTGCTTCTATTTATAAAACCAACAAAGTCTAAACCCTATTCTCCCTTACGAACAACTGGATGCCAAACATCTCCATACATATCAACCTCGGTTTCTTCTCCGGGTCTAGTGATTCCATCATCTACAAAACCAAAAGGTGCCATATCTTGTTCTATAAGATTTTGTTGTTCATGATATAATTGACTTCTGATATTTGAATCAGTTAATTCTTTGAAATAATCTTGGTTAGATAACCAACCAAATATAACTAAACACATCATCAAGTCATCATTACTACCATCTTCAGCCTGCCATGATGTACCTCTTTTTGAGAATGTAGACATTTCTTCTATAATATTAAAATCATTTACAATAACTTTGTCTGATTCTAATAATGTTTTAATATTTGAACATCCTAGTTTTTTAATTTGTTTTGTCATTCTGACACCGAGAGATGAACCTCTACCAGAAAAACCAGAACCTAATACTTGACCAGCACGACCTCTTTGAGTAGTCATTAATAAGTTTTCGTATTCACATTCATATTGTAATGTATCAGATATTTGTTGTCCCAAATCATTTACTTCTACTAATACATGTGCTTTATTGAAACCATTACATACTTGTTGTATGATGTTTGGAAAAACAAATGGTTTTACTTCATTGTTTCTATATTTTGCAACCACTTTATAAGGTACTTGTGAACAATCAAATATAATAAACGCCGAGTAATCTTTAGTTGTGCCTCGAGCAACATCAACAGTACATACATAGGTTTTATCTTTATCAGGTTTCTCATACATATCTAACCCACCTCTTGATTCAATAGGTACTAAATGTGCCATTGCTTTAATTTTAGTAGGTGATATTAAAGTATCAACAGAACCTAAGAAATCACATTCAAACTCTTGTTGGAATTGCTCAGCAGATGTATTTCGTATTGTTTCTTTTTTCCATGCTTCATCACGACCAGGTACTTCTGACCAATGCACTTCGATTGGGTGATAGTTATTATTGTTATTCTTGGCGTCTACCCACAATTTATAAAACATATTCATACCACGAGGTGTAGATACAATTATCATCTTAGTTTTTTGTCCAGAAGATATTGTAGGATATACAGATGAGAAAAACTGTTCGGCAATATTTGCCGGTACGAAAGCAAACTCATCTAAGAATATGATGTTATATGAACCACCACGAATTGCACTTGAAGATGTTGAGGCGGCTACGATACTTGATTTATTTTCTAACTCTATAGAACCTTTGTTCCAGTTAATTACACCTTGTTGTAACCACTTAGGCAAGTTCTCATATGCAAGTTGTAATCTACTCAATATATCTCTAGCAGTAGATGATTTGTTTGCTAATATAGCAATGTTAGAGTTTGGGTTAAACAGTGCGTAATGCAATAGATAAGACACGATGGTAGTTGATTTACCAGACTGTCTAGGCAATTTACATATAGTAAATCTTTCATCATGCATAGTAGACACCATGTCTTCTTGGAATCCATACAAGTTAAACGGCACTAGGCCTTCATCTAATGATACAATTTGTATATAGTTACGAATAAAGTATACAGGGTCTTTTTCGCACTTACGAAATTCTAGAACCTGGTCTTTAGTAAATTCTACAGGAGTATTTACTTTTTTTAAATTAGGATTTCCTAAATAAGCGTCAGACATATATTCCCTCTATGTGAGTATAACCCAATTTCATAGCAGTAGTAACTCGTTGACTACCTTTTATTACTTTTAATAAACCTGTTTTATATTTTTTACCTAATGCACCATAAGTGCCTTCATTTGTACATATATGTACCTGTATAGGATTTATCATTTCGGCACCATTTAATATATCTTCTAAAACAAATCCGTGTTTAGTTATTGCTAAATCACTTATCGGAAATATCTTTGTGTTTGGCATTAATGATTTTGCTTTTAATATTTTCATCTTTTTTTAACATCTTTTGTAGTTCAGCAGTTGAACCAACAAATAAAGCATTTTGAATTTTTGTGTCGGCAGTTTTTGGTAGTTCTTTTAAGTCTTTTAATTTTTTATTTAAATCTTGCAATTTATCAACAGTATCACCTACATTTTTTATTAACTGACCTGCTACTTCATATGCTCTTGGATGTTCTCCTTCTTTTGCAACAGATAATATTCCATCTATTGCTTCTTGTCCTTTTTGTATTAAGTCGTAGTATGATTCTCTACTGTACTTATGGTCGTTATCAACATCATCTTTTTTCTTATCATCTTTTCTAACGACAGCAGGTGGCGTTGACTCTTTTTTAGAATCTTCTGTTTCTACTCCTAGATATTTGTTTATTATATCATCTGTACTCATATTACTATTTATCTATTCTCTTAGTGAAATTAGGCATACCTGCACCCAATCTTTTATCCCAAGAATCGTTTGTTATTTTTTTTGTTTCTCTATAATGTAAAAAAACTTGACTACAAGAGTTATCAGTTAGTGGTGCTCTCCAGTGTTCACATTCACTTCCTAAATATAACATACAATCACCAGGTTCTAACAAAACTTCTTCACCCTTTTCACCGGGAGAAATATATTTAGTAACACCATTTACTTCTTCGTGTTTACCATTTTCTGGATTAGTGTCTATATAAATGGGCCATGGGTCTCCACCTAAATTTATCGTACCTGATATTTCGCATGATAACCTATCTTTATGTCTTGGTAACTCATCTCTTATTCTATAATTTCTAGCATAAGTATACATTTCAGTTAATTCTAATTCTGTTTCTTTTTCAATTCTAGGTTTTAAGTCTATTAACATATTATCAAACAAGGTGTCACCATATATACAGTATGCACCTTTAACTTGTGGGTCATTAAAAAATCCATAATCTTTAGAAAAAGGATTTATCATATTATTTTCTATAAGAGTAATACACACTCTTTCTTTATTTAATATATAATCATAATAAATTTTTGTAACCTCTTCTGATAATATTTTTTTAATCACTATATATTTTTTATTATGTAAACTCATTTCCAATGTTCTCCTAATGTCCACATTACTAGTGAATATCTTTTACCTGATGTTATTGGTTCTACTTTATGCCATAAAAAACTAGGAAATACAACAATAGAACCTTGTTGTTTAAATCCAGGAGGCGGACTTATTATATTATCAGACTGAGAAGAATCTAAACCTCTTAAATTAAATTTTAAATCCCCACCTTCATAATCTTTGGGGTCTGATAATTGTACAACCATAGATAATTTTCTCATTAAGTTTTTTTTATTCATGGGATTTTTTATGCTATCATTATGCCAATTATAATG